AAGCCCGCCATGTCAGGCCGCCTTCTTCTTCACGGCGAGGTCATAGGCGACGCGCAACAGGCCATCGCCGCCCATCGTCACGGCTTCCGGCCGCTTTTCCGCCACTTCCTGAGCGAGCAGGCCGATTTGCGGCGTCGGATCGCCCTTGTAGCGGTAGGCGTGGACCGTCAGGCCGTTGTCCAGCTTGCCGACCGGGCGGATGTCTTCCTTGGCCCGCGCGTCGGACAAGGCGAAGAACGGAGCGGCCTTGCCGAGCGCCCCAAGCCCCGCCAGCAAGCCACCACCGATCATGGAGAACGGATTCTGCTGCTGCTGCTGCGTCGAAACCACCGTTCCGCCCATGCCGGCATAAGGCACCGTCGCCGACTGCATGAGCCCGAGCCGATGCCACGGCAGATTGCTCTGCTCTTGCTGGATCGCGTTCGCGTCGGCGAGCACGTCCTGAGCCCGCGCATCCCGCAGCGTGCCGACGCCGGCAAGCAGCGTCGCCGGGTTAAGCCGCTGCTGCTCCAGCATCGGCAACTGCCCGAGAAGCCCCGCGTTAAGCGCTTGCTGGCTGTTGAAGGCGTTCATCCGCGTGGTTGCGCCGACATCGGCGACCGCCTTCGCCACGCTGCCCTGATGAACGCCGGAGCCATACCGGCCCATGCCGGACATCCGCCCGCCAACCGTCGTCGCGGCTTCGTCCTGAGCGTTCCGCATCACTTCATCGACGTAGGGATTCATCCCGTTCGATGCGAACTGCTTCTGAGCCCATCCAAGCCCGGCCTGCGACAACGGCGACAGGCCGTTCCGCGCATCGGCTTCGATCATGCCGAGCGCGTCCGTGGTCGCCGCCGACTGCCCGGCGATATTCGTCGTCGGAACGAAAGAGCCAGCCCCGTTGTTGTAAGCGCCCATGGCCTCGGACAGACCGAGCTTGAGCGCCGGCTGTGCTTCCTTCCACGGTTCGCTTTTCTGCGTCGTGGTCTGCGATCCGCCGCTCATGCAAGCTTCCTCCGCATCCATCGGCCGTCGAACGCGTAGCCCGGCAACACGCGACGCCAGCCCTTGCGGCCCCGCAGCATCACCGCCACGCATCCGCAGGACTGCGCATACTGTTCGATAGTCTTCATCACCGTGGCGATATGGCCCGAAACGCCGACGCCGCCGGCCGCCAGAATAAGGCAGGTCTTGCCGTTCGGCTCCGCCTTCATCTGCGTCACCGCAGCGCCGATCAGGCCGCCCTTGTCGTCCCTCAGAATCCAGAGCAGATCACGCGCCGACGCCAAGCCCGCCTGCACCATGCCGACCGTCACATCGCCCGGCGGCGACTTCGCAAAGGCCCGCTCGATGAAGCCGGCCACCTTCGGCCATTGATGCTCCGCCCATGCGCCGGTGCCGGCGTTCATGGCGATGGTCATCGCATCCCCGATGCGTTCGATTGCACACCGAGCGAATTGAGATACTGCCATTCCGTGCCGGCCGGGATGCGCACGCGCGCCCGGTGATAGCGAGCCGAGCGGCGGATATGACAAACCCCGTCCACGCTCGGAGCCGCTTCCGCCGTGAAGGTCAACGGGTCGCTGAGCTTCATCCGGCTCGCTATCGAAACCCGATAGTCTTCCGCGTCCACGTCAGGCCGGATGCCGCCGACCAGCGACAGGCCCGGCCTGCCGACAAAGCCGTCCGAGGTGTCTATCACCGCTTCGAGATTGTCGCCGGTGAAGAATCCGAGCGAGTGATCCGCGTTGAACGCGCCGAACTGGTATTCGCTCGCATTGAGCGCGGGGTCGTCGAGTGACCCGCTCTCGTCGTCCAGCGATCCGCTTTCATCGTCCAGCGATGACGGCGAGGTAGCCGCCGGAAGCGCATACTCCACCGTCACGTCGATATAGGTCCACTTGTCCAGCTTCCAATCGTAGACGATGGCCCGGTCGAACAGGCCAGCCTGTCCGCCGTCGATGCTCTTGAAGAACCAGAACACCCGCGAGGCCCTGACATCCGCAACCGCGAGCGTCCGCGTCAGCCGCGACGTGTCCACATTGGCGAAGAACCATTCGTTGACGCGGCCCGAGCCTATCGGAGCCAGTCCGCCCTCGCCGAGCGAACCGCCGCCGACCGGAAGCCCGCCCGCCCCGGCGAAGGCATAGAAGCCCGACGATCCGAGCACGAAGACGGTATCGCCGCCGCGCGTCGCCGACCATATGCCGGCCCCGCCGACCGTATCGGCGATCTTCACGAACCGGAATGCGTTCGTTGCATCCTCGGGCAGGAACACCATGCGGCGACAGGCATTGGTTTGCAGGACCACGCCATACTCGCCGCCGACGACGCCGGTCACGTCGCCGCCGTCCGGGAAGTCCTGAAAGTCGCTGTAGTTGCTGCCCGGCGTCCACTGCGCGATGTCGTTCAGCCCTGACCACTGGATGCGCTTCGGATTGCCGGTCAGGCCATACAGCACGAGGAAATCGCCGATCACCGCGACGCCCTTCGCAGACGGCGGCGAGCCCCCCAGCGTCGAAAGCCCGGTTCCGCTGTCCACGTCGATATAGAGCGGGGCCGGCGAATTGCCGTTGGTCACGATCAGATTCGCCCCGAATTGCGCCATCGAAAGCAACTCGGATTCGGGAATGTCGAAGGTGTGGACGCTGGAAACGTCGGTCCACGACGCGCCGGCCGCGCCCATCTTGTAGAGCCGCGTCCGCGTCGCCGCGAAAATCGCATAGCCGCCGGTCACGGTCCGCGCCGCGAACGCGCCGTAGCACTGGCCTCCGAGCGTCGCCGAATAGGCCGAATAGTTCTTGACCGGCCCATACCCGCCGATGCGCGGAAAGACATTCCGCGCTCGCGTCAGAACCGTCTTGTCCACGGTCGCCGCGTCCGGCAGCCATTCCCCCAGGGGGATCGGCGTTATCATACCGGCGCGCCCCACGGCACCTGCACCACGGAGCGGCCCCATCGCGCGCCCTGATCGGATGCGCGAATATCGTCCATCGCCCCCTGGAATTTCTGCTCCCACATGGTCACGCGGCCGTCGTCGCCGATGAACGCCGCGCTTTCCGAGAGAGCCCCGAATATGTAGGCGTCGGGATGCTTCTCCAACACCCAGTTCGCCGCGTTCGTCGCCGACAGCGGATCGAGCATCGCGTAATAGACCAGCACCACATCCGTTTCGGACGCGGGGTAGACGATGAGATTCTGCCCCATCACCGTGAAGGCGCGCGGCGTGCCGCTATCGAGGCCGTAGCGGCGTTCGGCTTCCGCCGGCGACAGGAATTCAAGGTCCGTCGCGTCGTCCGCCGCATTGACGGATCGCCACTGCCGATAATTGGTCGGAAGCGCGGCGATCCCGTCCGCATCCGGCGTCAGCGTGACGATGGTTTCGTTTTCCAGATCGCGCAGCACACGGTTCATCCGCGCTTCCGCAAGCTGGATGAATGTCGGGATTCGCGTGGTCAGGTCGGACCGGGCGAGGTAGTCGGCAATCAGGTCCTGCAACTCGGCATAGGACGAGATCGCGACCATCAGACCTTGCCCTCGAAGGTGCGGAAGGCCGCGTGGTCGCCGTCGTTCAGCCAGCGCGACAAGTAACGGTTGTCATCCTGCCGAACCGCTTCCGCGAGATCGCGGGTCCATATCTGCACCGGGATCGACGCGACCTTGCGGCCGTCGCCCCAGCGCTGCCCCGCCTTGATGTTCCGTTCCGCCGTGTTCGTATCGAGCAGTGCATCGACCTCGGTATCCGTGCGGATAATCATCTCGCCGTCTTCGAGCATCATCATCCAGCGCGTGATGCCCATCGACGGGATGCGTTCGAGCAACCGCCATCCCTTCTCGTCGTAGATCGGAATGTCCGGCGAGAAGGCGAACGGCTCCCCGCTCACCGCAGGAACGCCTTGAAAAACCCGATGTCAATGCCGCGCTCGGCTTCGTCCACCGTGACCTCGATGACTGCCGCCGGATGATTGACCCGCTTCGGACGGACCTTCCCGGTTTCCGGGTCCACTTCGCGCTCGTTGGTCGTCTCCATCCACGCCGCGCGCTGGCGCTCGCCGTTCGCGTCCCAATAGTCGCGGAGCACCTGCACCTTGACCATCTTCGCTTCGGGCGCTTCCTGTTCGGCTTTCGCCATCTCCGGCTCCTGTGTTTCCTGTGAAACAGAAAGGGCGGCCGAAGCCGCCCCTTCATCGACCGCCTTGCGCGGCTTGCCCTTCGGCCACGGCATCAGGTCAGGTCCGCGACCACGCCGTGCGCGGCCTCGTTGAGCACCGCGAGCGTGTATTCCGTGATGATCGCCTTCTTTTCGGCGTCACCGTTCGGGGCCACGTCCACGATCTTCGGCTTCTGGAGATAGCGGACCTCCATCATCTCGGTATCGAGAAGCAG